TCTGCCCTCAAGTGCAGTAACCACTGACGGCCGGTCCTGCGCATTGTGCACAGTGACCGCGTGAGTGATGGGCCCCACGGCTTGAGCTGAGTCTCTGGCCACGGGGACCATTTCAACGCCCGGAGGGGGGGTCAAATACTCAGTATCCCGCAAGCGCGTGTCGACATCCAGCGCCGCCAGCCTTGAATGGGCTGTGGTGCCGGCAATGGAAAACCTGGCGATAAGCGCCTGGCATCTCGCAAAGCCGGAACTCAGCATGGTTGACTGGGGCAACCGCCGGGCATTGTCGTAGGCGAACTGCCACAGCTGCCGCATCTTCTGAATGTGAGTAGTGATGATGTTTGGCTGGTCAATGCCAGGAGGAGGGTTCCTTGAGGGCTCGCTGGAGGTCCTTGCGCTTCCTTCAGCCACTTCCTCCCACTGGGTGGAAAGGCAATAAGACCTGGTATGAAAGCTGTACCACCATCTCCGCTTATCCTCAAGAACGCCAAGAGTGCCGGCGTGTAACTGCATAAACCTGTGCGCAAAGCGGTATTCGTTCGGAACATCCAACTGATTGGTGGAAGGGCAATGCACATCGCGTTCCCGCTGCATCCTCAAGGCACTATAAGTGCCATAAAATTGATAATGGGAACTGTCAATGCGCATGCGCGTGTCCTTCCAACCACGGACGGTCCAAAACCAGCTGCATCGCGGGCAGGCGGCAGGCACGTGGAACCTCTTCTCGTAAGCGTTTCCAAGAGTCATCATCGAATCATCCAGCAACTGCGGAGAGCAATGCGCGCAAAAGGCTATGCTATCCTGGCCATCATAAACAGTCGGAGTTTCCCGCCAATCCGAACGCAGCAGGCGGAAAACATAATAAACAATCACCGCAGCCCCGGCAAGCTTAATGGCAGGAGGTGCCGAACACGCCCAAACCATAACGTAACCGAGAGCTGACTTAATTGCTCCAACGCTCGCCGATCTCAGCGCGGAAACCAGGCAACCACGAAAGAAGCCTGGCGCTGAGGTGCCAACCGAAAAGCCATCGGAGGATGAATTGTTTTCTGCTGGGCCCATAGAAAAGTCCAGCAACGTGGAGCCAGAGGCCATCACGTCAATTGCAACGTCAATTAAAGGTTCGGCATAATCCCGTAGAATTTTGCAGGATTCACTTAAGGAGGGCATGGCACGGAAATCCCACCAAAAGCTATCTCCAAAGATGCCAAGAACGCAGCCAACAGAAGCCGGCAGTCGGTGGCAGAGCTCGGTTCCCTCTAGGGACGAGACCCAATGAGGGGGAGACCCCAAGAAGTAGCAATGAAAAGAAAATAAAAGTGATAAGCAAGTTGTCTGCACCATGGCCCGGCAACTTGCAAAACGGGCCAATCGGAGCTGAATTGTCAGTTACCCTCGCGCGCCGCAACAGCTCACAGCCGCGCGCGATTCGTAGTCTTAAACAGCCGGGAAAACCGGCTGCGTGGCAACGTTTTGAGGTGCATAACCCCGCACCGGTTAAACCGGCCGGCTGGTCTATCCCTGCACAAACCACACGCCCGCGGGCGCACCGCGGTGACACGGACTCACCGTGTATAAGGGGGGTTGGCCAATGCAGCCATGCGTGGGGCATGGCAGGGGTAAGAAGCGGGTCAAGCTCATGAGCACGTCAATCCATCGCCAAAGGCTCTACATAACACAGTGAATCGCACCCTGCTTAGCAGAGGCGCGTGGGTATTAGTGGGTATCAAAGGTAACCCGCAGCGCGCCCTACCCGCGCTACTTGCTCAACAATGTCAACCACTCCGCTGCCCAAGGCAACCGCACTCTCCATGTGCGCAGCCCATGAGCTGTCCGTGCTTGGTTTTCGCATCTTGCAAGCGGCATAAGCCGGATTGGATGGGTCAAACCGCACCCGCCATTCGCAACAAACCAACACTTGTAAATCAACAGCGTTGGGGTTGTAAATGAAAATGGGGTTGAAACCTTCCTGATGCTCAGCATTGGTGCTGTCGAGGGTGATAAGGGTCTGGGGTGTCGACTTAATCGTGGTGAACTTGGCAAGCTCACTCATGTTGTTCGGGACACCATCAACCTGCACTCCACGCAACGCCAACTTACCAGCAGAACACATGCGGGGGTTGGAATAAGAAACCAGGTTGTCAACCAAATCCTGAAATGAACTGTTGTTGTCGCCTTGTGACATGTTCACCTTGTTCTTGCAACGGCCGATATAAACCATGCC